ATATTTTGAATAAGTCGATCGACAACGCATTGAGGAAGATTTAATGGAAACGGTCAGAGAGCGCATACTCCAAAACATAAAGACAGCGGTTGAGGCGGTGACGATCGCCAATGGATACAACTTTGATTTCACGCCGCAGACAGTTCAACGTTGGTCAATGCACGGCAACCGCATGGTGGATATGCCGATGGCGGTTATCAGTCCGGGCGATGAGGACGAGTCAAGCTCGCCGAATCCGTTTGAGGAATGCGTGTTGACGGTTTATCTGGACGTATTTTTTATTAACGATGAAAACGATACGGTGCCGACCGACACGTATTTGAATAGATTACAGGGCGATATCAAAAAAGCGGTCTTGTTGGATTCGACTCGTGGTGGAGAAGCGATAGATACCGATGTTTTAGGGACAACTCCGTTCGAGACGACAGAGGCGCAACCGTACGCCGGGATCATTATGGAGTTACGGATTCGGTATCGCCATTTACGGTCTGATCCAACGGCAAAGAATTAATAAGGAGGGATTGCGATGTCAATGCTTATAAGAAAACGCCAGCTTGCGGCGAAGATTGAAGCTGTTGAGGGGACTGCGGAAACCCTCTTGGCGGCGGACGCAGGTATTCTGGTCAATTTCTCGCCCAAGGCGAGTTACGATCCGCAGATGTACCAGCGGGACCCGGTGCGGGCCTCGCTCACGAAGATGGGCAAGCTCGCCGGTAAACGATCGGCGGGGATTGATTTCAGTATTGAGCTTAAAGGCTCGGGTTTAGTAACCGTTGAGCCGGAATGGTTGAGGCTGATTAAATCCTGCGGGTTCGCTTCAAGCGCATTAAAGAAGATATCAATTGGGGCAATCATCTCCGGGCCTTATCTTCACGGCGAGACCATAACCGGAGAAACCTCAGGGGCGACCGGCAGGGTGGTTATAAAGACGGCTAACGGAACGACCACGCTTTACTTTGTCGCTTTAAGCGGAACGTTTGAGGCAGGCGAGGTTATAACCGGCGGGACGTCAGGAGCTACCGCCACGGCATCAGCGGATCCAGTGAGCGCCGGTTTTGAGATTAAGCCGGTCAGCAGTTCGGTGGTTTCGTTGACCATGGGTTTGTTTGAGGACGGTATCAGAAAAGTCCTTAAAGGATGCCGTGGTACGGTGAAGTTTAATTTCAAGATCGGCGAACCGGCGACGCTGGATTTTAGCTTCAAAGGAGTAGAGGCGGGGGTGACGGACGTGCCGATGTTTACGGGTGTTAGTTTTGACAATACCGTGCCGCCAGTGCTTTTGAACGCCGTGATGGCTTGTGACGGAGTGTCGCTTAATATCGGAGAGATGGAGATCAATGTTTCCAATACGCTCGCCTCAAAGGACAAGATTGATGACGCCAAAGGAATACTTTCTTTCATGATTACCGGCCGTGATATGCAGGGGTCGTTTAATCCCGAGATGGTTCCGGTGGCGACGCATGACTTCTTCTCAAAGTGGTTCAGCAACACACCGATGGTGATTGATTTGGCGTACGGTGAAACAGAAGGCAATAAATTCAGGTTTTACGCACCGGGGATTATTTATAACAAAATCGATGACGGCGACCGTGATGGGCTTCAGTTGGCGCAGACATCATTTGATTTGACCGGTTCGATGGAACCCGGGGACGATGAGTTAGCGATATTACTTTTATAAAACAGGAGGTATCCCATGTTGACAGGCATTGATATTAACGCTACACGAGAGCATGTGTCAAAACTCGATCCGGATAAAAATAGCCCGACGGTATTTCATATCGGGTTGTTGGATCCGTCATTGAGGGCGGAGGTTGATGACGAAAGCAGTACCTATGAGATGAGTTCAACCAATCCCAATGATAAAGCCAAGGTGCGGCTTAACTGGAACAAGAGGCAGATCACGGCGATTAAGTTCGGACTTAAAGGCATGGACAATTTTATGGATCCGCAGACCAATAAGCCGGTGGAGCTTAAATTCGACACAATTCATTACGCAGGCAAGATGAGGAACGTTGTGCCGGATAGAATTATCGCCATGTTTCCGAACGAATTGCGGCAGGAGCTTGCGGAAGTGATTCTGAACGAATCCAAACTTACGGAGGGCGAACAAAAAAACTGATCGTGGCGGTTCATTTGGGCGACCTCACCATGAACTGCCGCAGTTGTTTAAGCGGGAGAAAGATTCAATGCGAGTATGAAATGCCCGGACAAGAAGTCTGGGAATTATACGGCGAGCAGTATAGAGGGTGCCCTTTTAAAATCGTCACGAGACAGTCGGCGAATTTTTTAAGGGCATTTCAGTTTTATAAGCAAGGGTATCTTCCCAACGGCGGGAATTGGATTGATCAGTCGGCGAAGATGCTGGATGCGTTTGAGGTCATAGAGAAAGAATTACAAGCGATAGACTTGGAACGAGAAAAAAGAAGGAATCAATTTAAGCGATGACGAATAAAGAGCTGTCAATCATATTGCGTCTGCGTGACGAGGCGACGAAACGCCTTGAGGGCGTGCGTGGCAGTCTGCAGAGGTTCGCTAATTCATGGAAGCAGAATTGGCTCGCTATAACCGCCGCTATCACGGCGAGCATTTTAGTGCTTCGCCAAGCGTGGGATCTTATGGAAATGGGGGCGAAAGCCCAGCAGATCGATGAGAGTTTCAAACGTATGGCCGAGAGTGTTGGCATTAACTCACGGGAGATGAAAAAGGCGTTGATGGAAGCGTCACAAGAAACCGTCAATTTTTCCAACGTGGCGGATAAGGTTTCCGCTCTCATGGCGCAGGGTTTGAATATGGATCAGGTCACGGCGCTCATGCGGCAGGCTCGGGTGGAAGCACGGATATTCGGGACAACTACGGAAGAAGCTTTCCAGAGCATGTCAAGCGCAGTCACTGGCGGGCTGGTCACGACTTTGCGCAGGTCATATGGTCTGCAGTTGTCGCTTAAAGACGCTGTGGAGTCTTACGCTCGTGCCACGGGAAAGACTACCGAGCAAGTCGAGAAGTATCACATGGCGCAGGCGATCGCCAATCACATCTTGGAGAGAAGCAAATCGCATCTTGCGGCGGTGAACCTTGAGATGATGACCAGTTACGAAAAAGTGCAAGTGCTTAAATCCAAATGGAACGACTTCATGGAATCAGCCGGGCAGATGTTATGGCAGGTGCTTGGGTTCTTGCAGGGGTTCGCCAATCATTTGGTCGCTGGTATTTTTACAATTCTTGAATACGGAGCCGGTGCGGTGAAGGCGTTCATTCAAGGGATTATCAACGCTCTCAATGGGCTTTTAAGTTTTGGGACAGATTTTTTTCAGTCGCTCATGGTGCCGCTGATTAAGTTTTATGATCTTTTAGGAAAACTTCCCGGCAGTGTTGGCGAGACATATCGTCAGGCGGCCGCTGAGGTTGAGAGGTTCTCGCAGTCATTAGATACAAAAACGATTCAGTTTAATGTCGACGGCCTTACTCAGGGTCTTGAGGAAGCACGGCAGGCGTTTAATCTTGCGGCTGAGGAAAGCGCACGAGAAGCTATGACGCAGTACGACCTTGTGTTCGCCAAGGTTAAAGACACGGGCGATAAGACTGGGGAGATATTGAAAAACGTGGCGAAAGAGGTCGGTAAGAGCGCAGAGGAAGCTGGCAGGCAGTTTAACGTTATGGAGGAGTTCGCAAAACAATCGGCGCATAACATGCAGAACGCTTTCTCGCAGTTTTTCTTCAAGGCGTTTACCGGAGAGCTTCGCAGTGTCAAAGAAGTGTTCGCCGATTTCGGCAGGGCGGTTTTGCAGATGATCTCAAACATCTTGGCGAAGCTGTTACTCATGAAGATATTTACAGCGATGGCCGGAGCTGGCGGCACGATATTCGGCGTGCCTGTGGCGAGCTTGTTTCATCAGGGCGGTTCGATTGAGAAGCGCAACCGGGCGTTTATCCGTGCGCATTCGGGGCTCGCTCCCGATGAGGTGCCGATTATAGCGCAGACCGGTGAGGGCGTTCTTTCACGCAGGGGCATGCAAGGGGTGGGCGGATCGGATAATCTTCGGGCGCTCAATAACGGCGAGTCTATCCGGGGTGAGGGGATAACGATTAACGTCAATCAGGTTATTCAGGCGTGGGACGCTCAGGATGTGTGGCGTAACCGCAAGATGTTATCCAACGCTATCGCTGACGACATTTATAACAACGGCAAGATTCGGTCGATTATCAGGAGTTACGCATGAGCGATTTTTCATATTCCCCAGATTTTGTTTTTGAGGAAACATTGGAATATAAAACGCTTATCTCGGAGTTTGAGAACGGAGCGGAACAGCGCAGGCGCAAATGGGCGGCACCTTTGCATAAGTGGCGTTTAAGATTCAATAGCCGGGTAAAAGCCGACATGCAAATGGTGCGGGATTTCTTCAAAAGTAAATACGGGGCGTTTATGGCGTTTACATGGACGAACCCGAATGATTCGGTTGAGTATTCGGTGCGCTTTGTTGAGGACAGTTTTAAATTCACCATGAAAGCGCACGAGGTTTATGACTTTGAGTTTGATGTGATAGAGGTGAAGTAATGCCAAGAGACGTTGATATTACATTTAAGCAGGAAAAAGCGAAGCAGGAAAACGCTCCGTTATTTCTTTACACGCTTGAGGCGTATGACGGGGTCAATGACCTGCATCTGGCCGGATTCGATCAGGATATTACCTATGACGGCGTTCTTTACTCGAAGTTTCCGATAACGCACGAGTTTGTCTCGGAGAACAATCAGGGGCAGATTGATCAGGTGAAGGTGCGGCTGGGCAACGTGTCGAGGCTTATCGAGCTTTATCTTGAGCAGTATGACTTTCGGGGCAAGAAAGTTGTTATCCGCATGGTCTGGGCTGATCAGCTGGCGGATTCGGATGCTCATATGGACGACGTATTTTATATCGACAACTACTCAGCTGATCAGAAGAACGTGGAGTTTACTTTAACCGGCAAGTTTGACGTGCTGGGCGTGGATTTACCCGCACGCAGGTACGCACGCAACTATTGCGCTTGGAAGTTTAAGTCAGCGGAGTGCGGGTATGTGGGAGGAGAGACCGCATGCAACAAAACGAAACAGCGGTGCAAGCAATTGGAGAATTACCTGCGGTACGGGGCGTTTCCGTCAGTGCCGTCAAGGCGGATGTACGTAATGTAGAGAAGCGCATGATCGAGAAGTATCTCGGCATTCCGTACCGGCACAGAGGCAGAACAATGGACGGTCTTGATTGCTGGGGGTTTCTTAAGCTGGCGTATGCGGATTTGGGAGTTTGTCTTTTTGATATCGAGGACTTGGAATACGGCAAGGTTTGGGGACTGAAAGGCAAAGATTATTTCAAGGATAATTGCGCCCATGATTGGGTTAAGGTTGCCGATCCGCAGGTGCTGGACGGTATCTTGTTTTTGAATTCAAGGGGTGTAGCGAATCATGCGGGAATCGTTTTAGGCAATAGGCGGTTTATTCATTGTTGCCGTCAGGGTGTCGTGGTATCCCGGCTTGATGATGCCTCGTGGGTTAAAAAAGTAGAAGGATTTTACAGGTTAAAAGCATGATCATAATTCGTAACATAGCCAATCCGTTTAAGACCGAGGATACGGAAATCCGCAAGGTTAAATATTCCCGGAGCAAGTGCGTACGGGATTATCTTGAAGTGGCGGGTTTTGATTATCAAGACAAGCGGGTGATTGTCACCGGCAAACGTATTGATGATTTATCCGTGCGGCTTGATGACGGCGATGAGATTACCGTTATTCCGGAGGTAAAGGCTCCAATTATCGCTGTCGTGTCGTGGATTATTTCCGCTGTCTGGGCGGTGGCCGTGGCGCATCCGTTCTTGTTTGCGTTCTTTGTGCTGTCGATGGGGTATTCCATTTATCAGTACATGAACCAGCCGAGGATGCCGGATTTTAATTTGGGGTCGGCGAACGGTCTGGACGAAGGATCGCCAACATACGGCTGGGACGGCATTCGGACTATTCAAGAGGTAGGTGTTCCAGTCGCCGTGGTTTACGGAAGGCACCGGGTCGGCGGCAATATCATCAATCAGTTTTTGTGGGAGGACGGGGATAAGCATTATCTTAATGTTTTGCTCGCCCTTTGTGAGGGAGAGATTGAGTCAGCAGAGGATATCGAGTTAAACGA